TTAACAAGCTGAGCCACTGAAAGACCAGCCACTGCTCCACTCAATGCACTTACAGCAATAGCAGCAATATTTAAAGAATTAGCAATCCCTTGACTCGATGTTCGGGCTTGGCGCTCTGCCTTACTTAATGGTTCCGTAAAACTAGCTGTTTGAACAACCAAATCAAGCGTTAATCTGCCAAGTGAATTTGTCGCCATACCTTTTCTCCAGACATAAAAAAACCCGACACTTGGTCGGGTTATAGATAAGTCTATTTAGTTGCTAATTTTCGATTTCATGTTTCTAGCAATGCTCATAAGATCATTACTTCGTGAAAAGTTAAAAAATCTTTCAAATATTTCTGAAAGTTCAATCATATCTACAGGGTAAAACCGTCCCTCGAGACATTGAGTAATTACCTTTCCTTTCTTATGATAGAGATGCCTCACATCTAGTTATTGGAGATGCTGAGGAACGTAAACGCTTAGCCCATATTGCTGCCAAAGCAGTTTTTGAGGCTCTCGGGGAAACCTACGATCAGCAAGAAGATGATAAAAAAGCACCCTAAGGTGCTTTTTTATCATCTACTTTCTTTGCTCTAGTAGTGCTTGGTGAGTAACTTTCCAAGGCTCAAACCGCTCTCGCTCTAGCGTATATTTAAACTTATTTGCAGGAAAGTTACTCCCGCCATCCACACCACCATACTTACTATCTGCGTGATCCCAACTTATAACTTCAAATTTATTAGCAGTAATTTTTTTGATAGATTCAATGTATCCATAATTGATACCAACATCTTGACCAAAAGCGAAATCAGTTTGAATAGTATAAGGCATCCAGTCACCTCCATGTTTGGCAACTTCAGTTACAAAGCTAGACATGGTCCCTGATCCACCGGAACACCCCATATCCCCTACCCATAAAACAAAAAATACATATTCATTACTTTTTTTATCGTAATTAACTGTTGTTACATCTTTAATAGTAGTGGGTCGTCCATTTTCCGGATCTTTTTCAAAAGAACTCATACAAGAAACAAGCCCAGAATATTGCTTTACCATATTAAGAGCATTTTGTTTATCTTCTAATTCAGATGAGGCATGAACAAAGGCAGAAAAAGCGACTGCGGCAACTAATAAAATAATTTTTTTCATATAAACCACTACAATGTAATACTTAATAAAATAGGAGCACTCATGGCATGAGTGCTCATCTCAATTACCAATTTGCATTGGACTGAGTTGATGTAATTGCTGTCTTGTATTGATCGATCACACTATTAAGTTTTACAGCAATTTTTTGCTGGTGCTGAATAATATTGATTGGAACTTCTTTACCCATATTCACGTTATAACCACCTTGTACATAGGTCAAATTTGTTCTAGTAACATCATTAATTGTTACTCTTGCCTTATTATCTTTGGTATCGATTTTAATCGTAAAGTTAACTTTATCGTTGCCAAAAGCGCCACAATCTATAAAACCATCACAAGGATACTGAATATTTCCTTTCCCAATAATTGAACCAGTACTTTTGTCTGCATATTGGATGACATTGTTTGCGGATTTGAATGATTGAGCAATCCATATCTTTGAATCTTCAAAAATCTGATCTTTCGATTTATTTGGAATTTCTATTACCTGCGATACCTCAGGCATTGCCTGCTGTGTAGATGTTATTGGTGTTGCACACCCCACTAAACCCAGAGCGATTAAACCAGCAACTAATATTTTCTTCATGATTTCACCATTTGTTATAAAGTTTTGACAAAATAACAATCAGTTTATTAAAAAACCACCCTTTTGAGTGGTTTTTTGATCATTTTCTTAATCACTGGCTACTTTTTCCAGATAATCAATTAAAGATAGTGAGTTGTCTTCTGGTGGCGTTTCATGAGGCATAAATATATAAGGGTCTACTTTTGTTCCCTCTTTAACTTTGAAGCCTGTGTAATGTGCCATCCAGCTTCCAAAGCTTTGCTCTAAACGGCGTCCAAAGAAAAGAGAGCCATACTTTTGACGGTAGGCTCTCCAATACATCAACTCTCTATGTGAAAGTTTTTGTTCAGCTTCTTCTAAGGTGTTTCCGCCGATTCCGTTGAGGACGAGTTCAATGAGGAGTTCTCTGTCGTCAAGTTCTTCTTCCGAGACTTTCCCAAAAAATTATTAACTTCATCAGCAGCAGCATACATAGCATTTATTAAACTAGGCTCTGCTTTATAGATGTCATTAACACTTGAGAAAAAAGGTGTTCCCTTTTGATCTGAGCAAATTGAACCAAGTAATTGAGCAGCTTGCATGTGAGTTGAATCGATTTTCTTAACTTTTGAATCTTCAAGATTCTCATAATTAAGATCCCATTCAATTGCTTTGGATGCCTCGCGACTTTCCTTGAAGTTCATTTTTTTAACAAAAATATCAGCTTCAAGCTCAACAATATCACCAAGTTCTAATGAATTGTTTTTCGTCAATTTTTTAAGTGACCCAATATTGCTTTCAGTCGCTTCAACATTCCACTTGACGGCTTTTTTAACTGGAACGTTTAGAGTGGTTACACTCTGCTTTAAGTCTGTAATGCTGATCTTAGTCATTATGGAACCACCGTGCGTTTAGTTGAAGTCACGCCAGAAGTACGAATCAATGTGAATGAATAACCAACTACAGAATCGACTTCAAATGCATTAGGTGCAGTAGGATTAATATAACCCTTGAATGACCACCACATACGATCCTCTGGCAGATCAATACCACTGGCTGGATCATAGGTCGGAGGGGTTGCAGCATGACCCGAACCAACATGCCATTCTAAAATCTCTCCAGATTCGGCAATTTCAATTAATTTGTCATGACTGGTGTTCGTATCATCGTAATCGATTTCTACTGCACCTTCACCGGGATCACGCATACCGCGAACATACTGTTTTGAGTCTGCATCAAGACAAGTTACATCAATTTTTTGAAATGAATCTTGCCCCAAGTCAATCCGTTTAGAGCAAACAAAACGAACCACTTGACCATTTAACACAGTAAATAACTGTGTTTTTTGAGTTTTAACATTAGCCATTAAGAGCGCTCCTTTTAGGCATAAAAAAAGCACCCGATTGGGTGCTAAGTGAAAATATGGTTTAAGTTTTATTAGCGGTTTACAATCCAGCTAACATCAAAAGAATAGTGAGGCATGCCTGTTACGGGGTCCTTATCTGCCTCGCCATAACGAACCACATAACAATCAAGTTCAATTGCGAAGCGAATTGCTTTTGCAACCTGATCAACAACATCCTCATCAGTTGCGTATACATCAATTTGAATAATTACATTGTCCGAAACAGGACGTGAATCAAGGTTGCTATTTGAATCACCAGAAATTGTTTGCCATGTCACATATGGCGCTTGTGGCTCATCTGGAGCACTTCCAAACTTCCAGACTCGCAAAATTCCATCGCTTTCAAGTAGAGCCTTAACCGCTGGATCTGCTCTGGCTAATTTAAAAATTGGAACATCAATCATTAAGCTGCACCTAAAACCACGCTGAGTTCAAAATTAAACACTTGAACAAATTTATCGGTAACTTGTTCAATGTTTTCGTATAAAGCAGGGCGTAAAAATGGAGTAGCAGGCTGTTTACTGGTGCCTAACTCAAGGAATCGCCAGTAAAAGACTCGGCCGTCCGCTTGGTAAGTTTGACCAACACGTCCAGCACGTCTATTTTGAGCATTGTTTGTATATGGGATACGTGCACCACCACGCACTCCCACGCGCATAACCAAAGTGTTTTTATTTCTACTCCGGCCATTTTGAACCACAATTTCTTTCCAGATTTTTTCTGGAGTGGTTGGATCATCTAGGCGTTTAACTTTTTGACGAGCTGCATCTCTTGCAATATTCATTGCCTGCCGCATCGCTTTACGGGCGATACGTTTTACAGTCTTGTCATTACCAATTGCCCTCATTTTTCGCAATGCTGGCTCCAGACCATGAATTTGAGTAGCCATAAATCACCCATTCCATGCTTTATCACCAGTTGATAAGTTGATGGTTAGATATTCACGGCGCGAATCTGGATCTCGCATAGGTTTGCCGTCAATCTTGTAATAGTAGCCATCAAACAAAACTCGCATGGTGCTATCAATCTGCTTTGTAGTGCTGCTAAAACGCACTTTTGCACGGGCTTGTATTGCGCTGTTTGCTGCTTTGGCTGCAATAACATCACGGGTTGATAAGTCAGTTACTTCGGCCCAAATAGTTGCAAGATTTGACCATGAGGTAATTAATTTACCTGTGTTTTGATCTTGAGTTTGTATGGGCTTTTGAATGGTGATGCGGTGGCGCAATTTAGGGGTAATATCTGACATTTAAACCCCCATAATTCTGAATTTTTGCAATAAATCCCAGTAAGCTCTCGGCTTACCTTCTGTGCTTCGGCTATACCGATATTGAACATAAATTAGTCTTGCTGAATCTAACCAATCATTATCTAAGATATCAGTTTCATCTACTCGATCAGACTCATTCACAATCACTTTACGATCTAAATCGTTTTGAATTACCTCTTCAGCATCTGCAATCCATTTTAAAATCAACGAATCTTCTTCATCTTCGTCAATGCGACAGTGTAATTTTGCCTGATCTAAAGTAATCATTCTGATTTCACCTGTTTTGTGCTTTTAACTGGCTTTTTTTCTTCTTGGGCCTCTGCGAGAACACCTTTATCAACTAGATGTTTTACTGTTACTGGATCAGCTTCGCGAGTGTCACCAGTTTTATAAAACTGATCGCCAAAATGTTCACGCTTAACTTCGTACTTCATTACTATCTCCAAAAAGAAAGGGGCTTTCGCCCCTATTCAATTAAGGTGTTACAACTGGCGCCAAATTACCGTAAACAAACGCCTCAGGGCGATAAACCGCTAAAGCTAGTCGTTCTTCGGCGAGGATTGTTACCAAGTTCTTAACGAAATCGTCTTCGTTCTCTGTTGCCACCTCAACACGAGATAACCAACGGTCAAAGATCTGAGCGCCCATTGAGAATGCACCAGTCAAGAACTTACCCGCTGTGATCGCTTGAGTTTCAACAACTGGAAGGCCCCACAAAGTAGGATTTAAAGTGCCTTGTGGGTTACCAATAATGTATTGGCCAGTTGTGTCTTTTAGCGTTTCAATGCTTGCCCAGTCAATCGGGTTAAGTACATGACCACTTGCAGGATATTCAGCAAGAATCGCTTGAAGCATTGCATAACGCAAAGTATCAATGATCGTTTCTTGTGATGGTGTTACACCTGTAGGACGAACATAAGCAGTCGCTTGAGGAATAATCCCAAGTAAGTTCTGACCAGTACCGTCACCATTAAGAATTTGCTGCTCTTCTTTGAAAGCCAATCCATAACGCAAACGGCCATCAATGTATGACTGCAATTGTGAAGCATCATCAAGGATCTGACGCGAAGCTTTCATGTAATGCGCGATAACTTTGGCAGTTGTACTTACAAGGTCAAACTTAAGGTCAGACTCAGGCTTTTTAGTTCCTTCAGCTACCATACCAGCGCCATTTGTGAAGCCAGTTTCACGCACGTATTCAAGCGCGTTTCCATCCATACGCCCCTGCATTAAAAGGTCACGGATAGTTAACTTTCGGTCAGGTGGGGCGACAATACCCGGAATACGAGTAGTTTGAACCAAATCACCCGCTGCACCTGCTGTATCAGTTGTTACTGAGGTAATTGTGGCCTTGATTTCTAAGTTCGCTTTACCACGTTGCCCAGCCGAGCCAATAAGAGATTTAAATTGCTCAGATTCAACAAACTGACGTCCTAAAGATTTCTGCTCATTAGGTTGCTCGTTTGGACGTCGTGCAGCTTTTTGCTCTACTTCATCAATTCGAGCTTTAAGCTCATTTAACTTAACAATTGCTTCATCGGCAGCCTGTTTAGCTCCTTCCGCAATTTTATCACCATGTTCGCGCTTGCCTTTGAAGTCTTCAGCAATGCCTTTTACTTCATCAACTTGTTTTTTAAACTCTTGAGCGAGTTGTTCTAGGTTTTGTTCAGACATTGCTGACTCCTTTTAAAATATTTAAAGCATTAGAAATTGATTTCGCTTCTTTGGTTTCTTCCTCTGACTCGCTCAGAAGAGAACGCAAGCCTTTGCTAGCGATTGCAGTAGCTTGGTTTTTTGAAAATCCTGACTCTCTCAAGAATTTTTCAAATTCTGGTAATGTTGGCAGTTCGCCATCATCTAATTTGGACTTAACGGAAGTGATGAGGCTGCGCTCATTTGCAGGCTGAGTGACAATCGAGATTTCGCTAAGGTCAACTTCAACCAATTCGCGAACGCCATTTGTCTGTTGATTAGCCTTTTTGGTTGAGTAGCCAATGCTTAGGCCGTCTATAGCGCCAGCCTTTAAAAGTGCATGAGTAGACTTGGCTCTTGGGACGTCATCTATAAGTAACTTGCCTTCAACATAAAGGCCTTTTTCGTCTTCATAGATGTTTGTGTAGACACCAATAGGTTCACTATCGTTATGGTTCCAAAGAACAGGCGGCATCTTATTTTTGGCGCGCCATTTGGCGATGGATGCTGTAAATGCACCCGGCAAAATTACGTCGTTATACCAATCAATATTTCCAAATACGGCACCATAGCCCGAAAAAAAACCGTCCTCTTGGACGGCTTTGATCTCTAAATTAAAACTTTTTCTAGTCATTGAGGATTCCCCTGATTTTCTCCAAGTGGCACCATCTGCATTTGTACTGTGAGCTTATTAGCCGCTGGATCTGTGGATGCTGGCAAATCCTCCAACTCTCGCGCTTCATTCCGCGTCATTAAGCCGTTCTGCGTCATTTTTACGTAGAAATCACCACGCTTAGCTACATCAGAGCGCAGCAAGCCATCTACAGAGAATTTAGGACGGTATTTGTATTTGTCTTGAGGCAAAAGTAGCTTGCGAGCGATTGTTTGCTCATAGCGCACTAATTGAGGGTTAAGTGCATAAGTCAAAAAGCCCTGATTGGTTTGTTCTAGACTTGACGCCCATGAACTAGCCTTATTAGTGTGCCCAATTAACTGAGGTGGAACCCCAAAAGCACGGCAGATTTCTTCAATACCAAAGTATCGTGACTCCAATAACTGAGCATCAACAGGATTAATACGGATACTGCTTGCACCTGAAACCTTCATGCCAGCCTCAAGTACCATGTACTTTCCTGCATTTTCAGGGCGGCTAAACTCAGCTAAGTTGTTTCGCATTCTTTGACGTTGTTCTTTAGTTAGTGTTTGCTCACCTGTTTCAAGGAATCCACCAACTTTTAAGCCATTTTTGAACCAATCTTGTGCTTGGTTATTAGCATCAAATTGCATACCAATGGTTTGTGCAAAGAATTGGATAGCAGATAATCCAACAAGCCCATCTAAAGTGAATCCTTTAAAGTGGAGGATCTTGTCTTCAGAATAAATTGTGGTCTTGCCGTTCTCAGTGTAATGAAACTCAATTGAACCTGATTTATTGCGCTTTACAATCATTTCACTTGGAAAAAGTGGCTCTAGGGCTATCACTTCGCCATTTGACCGCTTTGTGATTAGGTTGAATGAGTTCCCCCACAAGTCTAAACAAGCGCTTTGTACCTGCCAAAACTCACTAGCACACATGTCAGCATTCGGCGAATCATGCAAAATACGATAAAGATAATGGTCAACAGCTATACGCTTTTCACTATCATAAAGTTGAAGAGGCAGTGTTGAGATAGTTTCAGCACGTAATTTCACACACGCCCAAACCGCTGACAGTTTTAAAGCAGTCTCAGGCGTTACAACTGCACCACCTGACGAAATATAACTGTCAAAAGGATATGAAGTATCCCCTTTTTTTAATTGAGTTCTTCCAGTCAATCGTGACCAGAAACGAGTCCAAAAACCCGTGTCTTGTAAATCGCTCATGCTATCACGACGTCCTCTAAATAATCATCAATGTCTAAATTCTTGGCAACTGGATTAAGGCTCATTAAAGCAACTGCGTTAAATGTGGCAATTAATGGGTCAATCTTCCCTACACCAGATTCCTGTTTAGTGATTCGCATACCATTACCAACCATCACGACACGGGCATTACCTGCTGCCCAAGTCATTAGCTGTTGTCCAGCATGGAAGAGATTTCCTTCTGCTAGCTTGCGCTCAGTGGTGAGGATGTAAGACATGAGCTTGTAGCCTTGTGGCACTGCAAACATACTTTCCTCTGGAATCCCTGCCTCAAGTAAGCCATCTAAAAGGC